CCGCAAGATTCATCGACGTGCCACCAGATGTGCGCTGAGTCTGCCCTTGGGTGGCTAGAGTGGCATCTGGCCTGACGTTAAACGCTAGGTTGAATGCACCATCATCGCCAACAGTGCCGGTTGTAGAGCCAGCTACAAACGATTGCGTCTCAGGATTCCATACCTTGCTAAGCCCAGTACCAGTAATCCCATAACCCTTAAATGCCGAGCCCTCATTGAGCAACGCGCCCTGTTGGTTAGCCCAGTCATTAAGGTAGTTACCAAGATCACTGACCCTGTTAGCTTCAGACAGCGCCCTGTCAATGCTGTATACCTGACCGGCAGTATTGCCTAAGCCGGACAGCCAGCTAGAGTTGTCATCCATCCAGCCACCAAGAGCGCCAAGCCAGCCAGTGCCGCCGCCAGAAGAAGTGTTACTAGTAGACCCACTCTGGTCTATTCCATAGCCATAAAAATGATTCATGCCGTTAGCCTCCCGACAGCAGAATTGATATCAAATTCTTGAAGGGCGTATCGCCCACCCTGTACCTTAATTTCAAGCCCAACCCTAAACAGCTCGCCAGAACCGTTGGTATTAATCTTGTAGCCGTCGTAGAAAGGTCCGCCATCAAGGTAATAGCCTGCCAAATCTGTATTACCGTCAGATGTGAACTCGTTAATCTTGTAGCGAGACGTGCCTTCTATCTGAATAGTGAACTCTCTGTTCGATATGAGCTTGTCACTAAAGCCCCATAAGGCATTGGCCTGACCGGGGACATACTCCCCCATGCAGATATAGTGAATAGACTTAGGGATCACAGTCTGCATAGCCGACTGACCTATAGCCATAGCCATGCTTTCATAGCGCATAATGTACGGCTGAGGGGTGCCCATCTCATCACCCTCTATGTAGCCCTCATACCTGAGCAGACCCTTCATGGCCTTACCGCCTAGATAGACTACATCCCCCTCATCCATCTTGACTTCACAGCTATCCGTCCAAAAGCAATTAGTCCATCGGGTTACTTTCATGCCCCCCGTCTTAGAAGGCATGTTCAAATGAAAGACATAAGCAACGCGCAGGCCACAACAAAGCATGATAGCTAGTGACTTAGATGGCAGGTACTCCATCCGAATGCCTGACCATCTAGGATCAAGCAACAGCTCCTGACCAATCACTTCTTGTAGCTCTCTGCGAATGTTAAGGCTTGGCTCTGATATAGGGTTAGACCTCTCCCGTACTACCCGGCCAATACTTCTAACCCCAGATTCATCAACAAACAAAACGTCAGTGCCGATATTGCATATAGCATCACGGCGTACCAATCCGACATTGCTTATAGCATCCTGAAGCTGAATGCCATTCTCTCCAGCAGGATCACCGGCATTAGCATTAGCGTAGATAAGAATAGAGTTGCGACCAAAGACCAGCAGAAGGCCGTTATGAGCATGGATGTTAACAATAGAGTCAGACTCGACAGGCCAGTATTCACGGACATCAATAACCCCGCCATCCCCATTAGCACCCGTTGTATCTGAAGCGTCATACCACTTTGTCTCATCTAATAAGCTGGAGTAATGAATCTCATGGTAGTTATCGTTAACACCAGAAACCCACAATCGGCCATACGCAGAGACAGCAATGTCTCCGTCTATATCGCTAACCTTTGAGCCATCACCTGCTGTTATCTGACCACTCACAGGCACAAACGTCTCTCCGTCTAGGCGGCAGAAAGGATTGCCCTTAGAAAACAGAAATAAATCATCTTTAAAATCCAGCAATTCCGCAGTAAGAAGGTCCTTCTCATATCCTGACGGCAGATCAATCCTGTTGATAACGCCGTCTTTCTCATACGCCGCACCGTAAGTAGGAGCGCCAGTAATCTCTAATGACCTACCCCTGTAAACAGGCAGACGCTTACCTATCCCAACAGGCAAAGTGTTAAAAATTGAAACCTCTGAAACATCCCCGTCTCGCCAAATGAATACTGGCGTCTCAACATGAGTGCCATGAACATCGTTATGCTCAATGATGTGAGACTTCAGCTTTGTGATTTCTGCGTCGGGAAATCCCGCTAGCTTTTCATAGTCAGCAAACGCTTCTCTGGCTGTGAGTCTGCCTATCTGATCCACCACACAGTTGTCAGCAACTAGAGCAAACTCAGGATCACCGTTGATTGGAGATAGCTCAGTATTTAGCCCCTGATAGCCGGGGCTTCTGATTGCTACTTGCTGTACTGGTTGCGCCATTAGACCACCGCCCAAGTGTACTCAGTAGGTGACAGCGTAGCGTCTAGGGCTATCGCGTCAGATATATACTGCTGTGCCATGTTAAAAAGCTCTGCCGCTGTTTGGCCTCCGACCTCACCCCGTTCACGCGCCGCTAGTGCAAGTGCGTAGTACAAGACTGGCTGGGCAGGAAGCCTCAACTCGTCTGTGTCTCTGTCTAGGTCAGGCAGGTTTTTATGGCCTAGCACAAAGATGCTATACACGTCGTCAGGTATAGGGTCAAAGCGGAGCATGAGATTCCCTTCATCACTAGTGCCTTCCCATGCCCAGCGCCAAGGAGAGCCGGTGCGCTGGCCTATAACCGTCCTCAGATCCCACTGATCCATTGGAACATTGCTACCCTCTCGACTCACCTGAGTAATACGCGCCCCGCCTTTAGTCTCATCAAGTACATAGGCAGGCGTGCCGCTAACAGTAGGAAACTGCCAAAGCTGGCGGGTGGCATTCCACCCATGAGCGGCCTCTACATAGCGCTTAGCGTCGTTCACAAAGTGCTTGGCGACATTGACCACAGGATCATCTGTTGTCCTCACAGTAGGCGCCTGCGGCTCTCTGAGGCGATCAAGTACGCCATTAACTAGCTGTAAGTAATTCATTTGAAGATGTCCCCTAAATCATATTCGCTAAAAAGACTTTGCGTTATTGGCGCTTTTGCAACTAGCTTCTTCTGGGCCGGGCTGTACATTCGGCCACGCTTAACCTCAAACAGCGGACCCCATGATGGAGAAGAGCCCTTAGTGCCGGGGTTTATAGCTCCTGACCCAAAGCCTAGGCCCAGACCATCACCACTTCCACCGCCGGTTCCACTGCCGGTCCCGGTTCCACTTCCAGTGCCGGTCCCGGTTCCACTGCCGTTTCCGCTTCCACTTCCGGTACCAGTGCCAGTGCCAGTGCCAGTGCCCGTGCCGCTACCTGTTCCGGCTCCGCTAGCAACGCAGACGCCTGACTCGTTATAAACTCCCGGCTGTCCGTTTTTAAGGGTGCACGCCTGACCAGCGTTGCCTCCGCCCGTAGCGCTACTGCCAGTATTGTCATTGCCGCCAACATTAGTTGCGCCCTGAGTTTTGCAGTACAAGCCGCCATTGCCATCATCAGCTAATACGCCTGCTGTTTGAGCCCCATTCTCAAACGTAGTGCAGGGGTCACCTGCCTTCTGCCCGCCAGTGTTGGTGTTGGTGTTGGTATTGGTGTTGGTGTCATCGGGTATCTTGCAATATTCATTGCCGTTGCCGTCCTCTTGAATCGTACCCTGTTTCTCAACCCCATCTACTATCTCGGTACAGGGATTGCCAACATTGCTGGCTGAGTCGTTATTAGGGTTAGGATCAAATTGAGGATTGCTGGTGCCGTCAGAAGGGTCTGTTGCCACGCACTGTTCGCTCTGAACAACCCCCGCAATACCGCCTTCAAGCATACAGGCAGTGCCGTCAGGAACCCCTGCGTAGGGATTACTAGCCTCAACAGCAGTACACTGACCGTCCTTTACAACCCCCGTAGAGCCATCAGGCAGAGAGCATTCAGCGCCCTCAACAAGCGCGTCAGTACCGTTGTTATCACCACCGCCATTGTCTCCTCCGTTATTGCTAGCCACATCTACGGCATTTGTAATGTCGCAGAAAATAGCCCCTGACACGGCGCTAACAGCGTATTCGCCAGCATAAGAGCCAATAGAACAGGGGGTGCCAACCTGTGTAGGCGTAGCATTAGGGTCGTCATTAGGGTCATTAGAGTCATTAGCGGGGTTGCCATCAATGGTGTCTCTGGCGTCCAGAATGTCCCTATATATCTGGCTAGGGCTGTCACCCAAGGCCGCTAGCCTTTCAGCAAATGCGCGCTCTTCATCTGTCAGATTGGGGATACGGTCCAGCCACGCCTCAAACTCCTTGGCTGTGCCGGTGTAATAGCCCAGCTCATCCTCGTAGCGAACAATCTCCTCACCTGTGTCTTTGTTTCTCCAGACGAAATAACGGCGAGGATTATCAGGATCGGTGCGGTCCATAAACGTACCGCCGTTCTCCCACAGGCCATTAGGATCTAGCAATTCAGGTTTGCCGTTATAGATGACCAGCTCAGGGGCGCTCTGATATACGGTGTCATTCCATGAGTTGTCGTATAGGGGGCTGTAATCTTGCCTTTGCTTGATTAGCTGATAATCGGCGTAGTTATATCCGGCATCCATCCACTCATTTGTCGCCGCCTGCACAGCCTCAATACCTGTCAGGCCAGCCTCAGTCGCATTAGCTTTAGCCTGATTCCAAGCCTCCATAGCCGCGTCAGAGCGGCTTAAAGCAGTAGAGGATAGGTTTGATGAGGAAGAAGAATTACCGCCACTCTCCGCTCCACCGCCGCCCTCTGGGTTGTAGGGCTTAAACCTTACAAACTGCGCGCCGGCATAAGGGTCTGGGCCGCCTGAGAAGTCTCCTTCAACCATTACCGTGCCAGATTCGGTATGAATAATGTTGCCTAGAACATCTATTGAGTAGCCAGCAGGCAGGTTGTATGGATTAACAATGACATTGCCATCATTGGTTTCAATGCCACCTACTGCGTCTACTGCCTCTTTGGTCAGATTGATAATGAGCGAGGAAGACATTGCCCCATTAGCGGCATTAGCGGCCGCTTGCGCGCCAACGATACCGCCAGCAGTTCCCGCCTGACCCAGTATTCCAAAGGGATCGGCTAATCCTCCCGCTGGATTGCTGGCCCCATATCCCGGCAAGATAAAATCAAGGAACGCTGAGCTGGCTTTTTGCGCGTATTCCCCAATAGAACCAAAGTTACTAAGCCCCTTTAGCGCACCGTTCAAGGTTTCCTTCACCGCCCCAGTAAACTCGCCTATGGTTTGAGTTAGCTCAAGCCCAGAGAGCGCCCCCTGAGCCATAGCAAACGCACCCGCTGTTACAGCAGACTGAAGGGCTGACTTAATGATGACCTCCATGTAATCACCAAAGTCAGCATGGTCATCAATCTTGATAGTCTTTTGGTAGCCAGATCCAGTCCAGCGGAACTGATCCCCATCAGTGTTGTAGATAACAGGCTGAATGCCATATAGCTGTAAGGTAGCTGAATGATCCTGCAACCACTGCAAGTATTCGTATTCTCTGGCGGACGCCTGATCCCGCTGTATGCGATCAAGGGTTTCCTCTTTCTCACCGGGAGCCCAAGGGTAGAAATCCTCCCCAAACTGTGCGGCAAACTCCTTGGTATCAGGGGCGTATGTGATCTCAGCATCCCACCAGCTCGCATCCTCAAGCATGGGGCGGGTGTCAACGAGATAGCTCTTCCAGCTTTCAATGTCGCCAAACTGATCTTGTAGCTGACCAGAGTCAGTCCACATCTGCTGTAGCTCCGCCTCTGTCATTTCAACAGGAGTAGGCACAGAGCCAAATGCGCTGAATGGGTTGTTGGCATTCCCCTTAGTATTGAAAGGTAATATCAGATAGGTATCACCCATAGTCTCATCCTGCGCTAACTGGTTGGCTAACGGGTCGGAAAGGTCTATGCCCAGTAACGGGTTATCAAGAGGGTTATCAAGCATCAGGTATACAGGCCATTTACAAGGGCGTAATTATCCATCCCAAACAAACCACTGGCAGGCAGAGAGGGTGCTGTTCTTTGTGCCATAGCTATCTCCTCTGCTGTGTTCTGAGTACGACCATCCGCCGCCGCTTGATCAGCAAGAGACTTCAAGACCTTCTCTCTGGCGCTTTCATAGAACGGGCTGTTGATCTCTCCACCATCCCTGTTAAGCATGTCAAATGCTGTAAACAAACCACCATAAAATTGATCTGCTCTAGGCGTATATAAAGGAGGGGGAGGAGGCTCTGGCTCTGGCTCAGGAGTTACCACAGGGGGTGCCGGATCAGCAGGCGTATCAGGCACTACAGGATCTACAGGAGCATTAGGATCTACCCACCCCGCAGGCGGCCCAATAGGCTGTGTAGAGACAGGAGCCACTGTAGCCCCTACAGGCGCACCCTCACCCTGATAGAAAGGTAGCCACGCTGAGCCAGTCCAATACCAGCCGATAGGGTTCTCTTCTGCCGAATCAGTGGCATCTGACGCAGGAGTATTGTCGGTGCTGGGATTGTTATTGACAGGCGTATCTTGCTGTACTGGCGGGGCGTTTGGCTTGGTAGATGTTGGCGCGACCGTAGTATTAGCAGGTGGCGTCTCTCCTTGATAGAAAGGCAACCATTCACTGTCAGACCAATACCAGCCAATAGGGTTTTTTAATGGATTGCTTTCAACATTTGTCCCGGCATCGTTTAAAGCGGGGGCCTCTTGACCTCCAAAATAGCTTTGATTTAGCCCACTATTTACCCAAGCCGTGTGCTCTGTCAGGGAGTTTTCGCTTTGCAAAGGGTGGTTCATAACCCACCCCATAGTGCCAAGAAATTGGAAATATTCGGGATACTGCTCCGGCCCTCCCTCTCTGACTTTGGCAAGGATAGCGTCTACTTGCCTAGCTCTTTCACTAGGGACAAACTCACCAGACAGCACGGCTTCTCTATATGGCCTGTAAGCCATCGGGCCGGTGTATTCGTCCCACGTCCCAGTAGCTTGATTGTAGTATGTGTTAGACATTATCTAGCTCCTAGATACACTCAGGGGGCTTTGGCGAAAACATCACAGAATCACACTGAATAGTCGTCGTCTCTCCCTCTCCGGCTGAAGAAGCCGCTACAACCTCGCCGCCAACCGTTAGAGAGTACGGGGTGCCCAACCCCTGTAGATACTGAATCAGCTCTCCTATCGACTGTGACGAGCCCTGATAGGACACTGTAGTGTCGGTTGTTACCGTGTTGGTCAGGCTTGTTTCAGTGTATGAATAGGGGTCTGAGTATTCTCCGGTATTCAGGATTCCGTTGTCTCCTTGGCTGAGACTCGTATCACTCGATTGCGAGTTATAGGAGTCAGCAACGCTTGTAGTTGTAGCAACCGTGCTGTTCGTTTCTGTCGTAGTGATGCTCTGGTCAATAACAGCGTTATCCGTAGCCGAAAGATAATCACCAGCAACTTGGATTCCTGCACGGCCAGCGTTAGCGACACCCACCGACGCAACCGCGTCAACAATTCTTGCAGACGTTTCATTACTGCTCTCCTGTACGGCTCTACTGTTATTGCTCTGTGTCTTGGTTACATCAGCATTGATAGCCGCCACACCTAAACCAGTAACCAGCCCACCAACAGTAGGAGCAAGCGCTTTAGTCCACTCCAGTGCTGTGTTCTGCTGTTGCTGTAGGGTCACAATCCGATCCGAATCACCTTCTCCGGACTGCCCCCCAGATACACCGATGACAGCCAAAGCCACAGCGACAGAAGGAGCATGGTCAGGATTAGACTCCGCAACACGAGCCAGAGCCTCATAGAGCGCCGCATTCGCCTGAGCCTGTTTTGTAGCCACGTCACGCTGGGCCTCCTTCTGAATAGCCACCATCCTTATCTGGTCAGCACCATGCTGAGCTACACGCTCATTCCCGGCCTTAGTGGCGCAACCAGCCAATACAGATACCGCTAACATCCCTGTAAGCATCTTCACTCTGCTATCTCCATGGTCCCGACTTTTTCTTGAAAATAATTAGCGGCGGTGCCAATGCCCAGAGTCTCAAAAGACGACTCGGCATCGGTCAGGGCCATCTTCCTGTCTTCTGTGCAATACACGCGGTGTATGGTTTGGGCGCCCATATCAACCAAGAAGCTCGCCTGAAACGATGACGGCTCCTCCTTGACAATCATTGACTGCACCTCGGCCAGCGCCTCCTTGACGTTAGAGCCATCCAGACGGATGGCATACGGCAGGGTGTGGGCCTCTGTTCCTATCAGTACAAACATTAAAGTTTCCTTACCGTCACATCACCGAACTTGGTGTAGTAGACGGTGTTTGGCTGGGAGTTACCCGGCGGCTGGTGGATGGGGCCGTGAACTTCTTGGTAAAGGATGGTCACGATAAAGGGGTGCGTCGGGTCGCCCTGAAAGTCCTTGGTAATGACTGCAGGCTCTGATGAGCTAAAGTAGTAATACTCTTTAAAGAACAGCTTTACATGGCCCTGAAGCCACCCGTCAGCAGATGCCGCGATGGCTATACAGGCGGGCGTATCGACACCCCAGTTAGAGGCTGGGTTTGAGCCGCCATAAACAGTGGCCTTAAGCCGGTAGTTACCGGCGTCGGGTATGTGGCCAATCACCCGAGACTCGGTTACAACGTCACCATCATCCCTGCGCCCACAGCCGTGAGTGATATCCTTGCTGTAGCCGGCGTCCGTCTTGGTGTTAAACGTGTTCTGAGTGCCCGTCCTAGACAACTGCCATATATAGCCATGCTCGTCAGGGTTAGGAGGGGTGCCAAGGCCGCCCGAGTACCACTGGTCGATACTGGCGGGCATTCCGGTAACGGTCTTGTTAAGACTCGCCAACGACATATTCCCGGATGGCGTGCAGGTGCGGCCACGAATGGCTGAATTGCTGAGGGACTTCGTCCCAGCAGGATTGCCAAGGTCTCGCCAAGCGTCTTTCAGGCTGACGGGTGAGGTAATCACTTAGCCAGCTCCTTCTTTAAGCTAATTACTTCAGCAAGCAAGACAGAAACCAGTGCGTTGTAATTCACGCCCAGCATCCCGTCCTCGCCCTCGGTAACAAAGTCATCAAGGCCAATCTCTTGAAGCTGTTGAGCGATAACACCAGCAGACTTCTTGCCTGAGTCCTTCCATGTCCACTGAACAGGCTTGATGTCATCAATCAGGCCAACAGGCATGGGGGAGATATTGTCCTTTAAGCGCTCATCAGAGGACGCTACAAAGTCCGTAGCAGTCAGGGTGCCTGAGATAGTGGTGTTGCCAGATGTAGGTACAAATGAGCCCTTGGCAAAGCCCTGAGAGGTCACCCACGACTCTGTCGCGTAACCATTCAAGCTAGACGAGGTTAGGTACTGACTGTGCGTATGGTTTGAGTCAGCATAACTACCAGCAGGCTGATATCCAGCAGAGGCGTGGTTGCCCCAACCGTATGCTTGGTCCCAGTGAGTAATCTGAGTATCAGAGATACGGCCATCAGTAGTCGCGCCCCCGCCGCCACCGCCTGTGCCAGAGTCCCAGTTAGCTATCTGAGTAGGGGTAATAGCCTTAACGTGGTCAGGTACATCAGCAACCTTGCCGTAGATGGTGCCACTGAAGTAACCATCTTTCCATTGAGCGTCCGAGTCGCCTAAGTTATAGGCCGCATCTAACTGCGGTCGGAAGTCATTTGCATTCCATGAATAGTATTCTGTCCCGCCAATGGCTAGGTATCCAGCAATGGTGTCTGAAGTCAATGTGATATTGTTGTTTCTGGCCTTTAACGCACCGCCAGTGACATTAACGCTGTCGCTGAAGTAACCGTCTTTCCACCTTGCGTCGGTCTTTCCTAAGTCCAAGGTGGCATCAAGATAACTGCCAGTAGCGGCAGTGCAGGGGGTAAACCTTTGGTCATTAAAGAACAATCCAGTGTTTGTGCTGGGCCTTACGATTTGACCATTACCAGACTGAACTTGACCACTGAAGTAACCATCCCCAGCAACCTGCAACTTAGCATCACCACCGCCAATGGCTCGTTCCTGTAGGAAGTCAACAAGCGCCTGCTCTGTAGGCATGACACCAAAGTCACCGTCGGTAACCTCAAGCGTAATCTCTTGGGTGCTGGCCTCTGGTTGCTCTGCTGTGCGCTTCTTTACCTCTGCCTTCCACGCGGTCAGCTTGGTCTTGGCGAGTGCCTTGGCTTCGTCAATGGTGCGGGTGCCGGGTTCGCCTCCGATACCAACTCGGCCAGTGGAGTCGATGCGAACGCGTTCTCTACTAACGGTATTGTTAGCCGACGCCGTGCCAAAGCCAATGTGAGAACCGCCGGCACCGCCTGAAATACTAATGCTTGCATGGCTCCTGCCCGTATTAACAAACGCCCCTGTATTGGGGTTGCGCTGTGTACCGATCTGTACCTCAACAGTATTAAAGTCTATAAAACCTGCGTCTGTTGTACCTCCAAGTTGCATCGCCCCATATCTGTCGATGCGCATACGTTCTGAGCCGCCAGTAGCAAACGACATTGCATCGTCGTTGTTGTCGTAATCAATAAGACCGTTGTTTAGTCCGGTGTCACCAGACGGAGCAAATTGCAGTCTTGCATGGCTCGTTGCTCCACCAAATATAGTGAGTCCAGCATCACCAGAACCGCCCACCACAAGGTTGCTTGAGCGGTAGTCATAAGTAGAAGGATTATCCGTTCCAATACCAACATTGCCATCGGCGTCGATTCTCATGCGCTCGGTGCCGTCTCTACTGAACGTAAAATCATGCTCGTTCGTGCCAAGAACCCATGCGGTATTTACGGCAGATAAGTCGCGTCCCATGTATGTGGTGGTGGCCGTGTTCGATGTGCCAACCGCCTGTATAGTTACGTCAGCAGAACCACTCAAGTTACATACATGAAGATGAGAGCTGGGTGTTGAAATACCAATACCAACGTTGCCCTTGTCGTAGTAGATGTCGTTTAGATTCTGCTCCCATAGCGAGCCACCACCGCCCCCCGTGCTCGGCATCTCTGCCCACGCCTTGCTTTGTCTGACGTATGGCTTACCGTCATCAGGGGCTTCAGTTAAGTAATCGCCTATTGGCTGATAGTCAGCATCATGATTGTGATCAATGGGGGCGTAGTCAGCGTCGTGATTGTGATCTACCGGGGCATATTCGCCATCATGATTGTGACTTGCAGGAGGGAACTCCGCTGGCTTATCAACAATATTGTCCCATGAAAGAGAGCCGCTACTTGAGTAGGGGATAGGTATCCACGTTACGCCATCAGACACAATCCAGTCTGATCGAATTAGCGCCTCACCTTCAAATGTCCCGTCACTTGTAACAATTAGGAATACATCTGGAGCGTCAGGAGCCGGAGGTAATGGCTGGCCCTCTATCAAAAATTCTTTGTTTGACCTCAGAACCACACCATTAGCAAGGTCATAAGTGCCGCCAAATACAATGTCTGAAGTGACGGCTGTAATCTTTTCAGCAAGATCAGTAAGGGCGTCATCTAGCCCATCTACATCGTCAATATCGTGAGTGTGGTCGGCCTCAACAGACTTTACCCACGACTTATCTTTTCTCGCGTAAGGGCTTCCATCCTCTGGAGCCTCTTCAATGCCAGCCCCGCCTGCCTCGCTTACCTCAACCCATGACTTATCTTTCCGGCCATAAATCAGGCCGTTTGCCGGAGCCTCATCAATCGATCCCCCATCAACAATTGCATCAATCTCGACCTGTAGGTCGCCAATGCCTGTTTCAATCTTCTTGAATTCGTCATCAAACTCCACCCCCGTAATGACCTTCTCGGGGTGATTCTCTGGCAACGTATCCTTGTAACCAAATTTGTCATCGGGATCGTATTTGTAGGTCATCTCTAAATCTCAGTAAAAGCCCCCTGCGAACAGGGGGCGTAACACTTAGCTAGCAACGTACATAATGACGCCACACTCAGGACGGTAGCAGTCGCTTCCGTACAAAGTGTCAGCAGTCATCAGGTCAGCAAGGTACTCCTGCTTGTACTGAGTCTGAGTACGCACACCCAACTGCTCAGCAATTACCAGAGCGTCGGTGTGGAACAACAGGCAGGGCTTCTCGCCAGATCCGTTATCAGGCAGGTTAGTTGAGACATATACGTCAACGCCGTACAGCTCACCAATCTTGCCGTTTACAACGCCACGACCATTAACAAAGTCGCTGGATACATAGCGATCAATGCCCATGATGTGGTTACGGGCCGCAGGTGGGATTACCAGCTTACGGTTGTCCATAGGTACGTTGTTGTCATCCAGAATCTGGATACCGTCACGGAACCCTTGATCTGTAAAGTCACCAGCAGAGCCAGCTACAGCAGGTACAACCAAGCCGCTGGCGTCCATGTGACCTACAGTGGTCCAGTTAGCGATAGCATCAGCAATCAGATCAGTATCAACCCGAGTAGCCAGCGCATAACCAGCGTCTTGCGTGTAGAACTTACGCATAGAAGCCAACGCCTGAACTGAGGTAATGTCCTCAATCA